TACAAAAAACATTCGCCATAATAATATTATAAAGAATGTGATTTTTGGACCCCAACCTCCACCGCGGTTGGGGTTTTTTTATTATAAAAATGTATAAATTTTCTGATAAACATATTTGTGAAGAATGCCTTTATGAGCATTTTCCTACAAAGGCCGAGCGTATTATCTGGAGGTCTATAACAGAAGTTGATTATTTAGATTCTAAAGTGAAGAAGGTTCAATCTACATTGGCCCGGGCAGACCCTAACCGTAATGATAATGAGCATGAAAGAAAAATTGCTCAACGACAGGCGGATAAGATGATGCAAAAATATGATATGGTGAAAGTGGTATGTGATTGGTGTAATGATAAATAGTAAGAATAAAGGTATCTTTCCGTATGATAAGCTCTACGGGTACCAACAAGGAGAAATAAAATGGCTAGTACAAGTCAAATTTTAAGAAATAAAAAACAAGGTAGTTTTGTCGTAAAGGTTGAAGGTGATGATGCTGCTACAACAAATTTAGATGCATCAGCTCTTACAGGTTTGCCGGCCGACGGAACAGCTACATTACGAAGAGCGATGTGGACTATGGCAAGTGGCGCTATTACAGTAACTTGGGATGGGGCTACAGACGCTGTAGCAGCAAGGTTTTCGGGTAATGGAAATTGGAATCTAACACAGAATCCTCCAGTGATTGCTAATAATGCTACAGATCCTACTGGTGATATAGTGATAGCAAAAACTACAGCTTCTGTCTATTCAATAATTTTAGAATTCGGCACTGGTGCTTATAAGGAAGATGCCGCGGCATAATTAGATGGCTCAATCATCAACTTTACCTTCTACGGGTGATGTGAATCCGTTACAGAGGCAGCCCACAACTTTTGATTTTGCTCAGACTAATCAATTTAAAGTGTATCTGCCTATCTTCCCTACGATGGAATGGTTTGTGGTGCGTGCTAATATTCCTGGTGTTACACTAGGACAAACGGTACAAGCCACACCATTCACGGATTCTCCTGTGTCTGGAGATAAACTCCAGTATGATGATTTTAATATGACGTTTTTGGTAGATGAAAAGTTAGAAAATCTTATGGAGCTGTATGCTTGGATGATGAATATTGGATTCCCTTTTAGTCGTAATCAGTTTAATAGATTGGAAAGGCCGGACAATTTGAACATGGATACAAAATCAGTATATAATTCTTCTGTGGGTAGAAATCTTCCAACAACAGATTCTAATTTATATACTAATATTCTTATGACCGTAATGTCCAGCAAGAATAATGCTGTAGCTAATGTGGTTATTTACCGAGCTTTTCCTATTAATTTGAGTGGTATGGATTATAGTTCAGCAGAAAGTGATACAACATATGCTGAGTGTACAGTAACATTTGCTTACCAGTGGTACGATATACAATCTGTATAAATAAAAATAGAAGCAGTGTATGTCCTCAGTATTGGATATAATCTTCTAGACAATATTATTATTAAAGTAGAAGTATATTATAGCTAAATGCATGCAATTAAAGGCGCGAGAGACCTCTGGCTGCTTCGCCTTTTTATATTATGGACTTTGAAGAATTACGAAAGCAAATTGATATTGATTTGAGGATAGATGATACTGAGTTGGATTTAGAAAGTATCAGGACTCCGCAGATACACAACAAGTATTTGCAATTATACACCAAGTATTCCTTACAACTCAAGAAAGCTCGGGACGATTACAATTCTTTGTATCGGACCAAATGGGAGTATTATACAGGCAAAGCTGAGCCTGAGGTGTATAGAGAAAATCCTTTTGACATAAAGGTACTCAAAGCTGATGTGGGAATCTACCTCAACTCTGATTTGGAATTACAACAACAGAGTCAGAGAGTAGAATATGTAAAACAATATGTAGATTATTTGGAAAGAATACTACGAGAGATAACAAATAGAGGATTTCATATAAACAACACCATAAAGTGGAAGCAATTTCTGCATGGTGAGTGATAGTGGAAAAAGTAATACTTGAAAAATTTGATGAAGCATATCTCAGGATTAAATGTGAGCCTGGAGTCAGTAAGGAGTTATCTGACTTCTTTACATTTACCGTGCCGGGAGCGAAATTCATGCCATCCGTCCGACGAAAAATATGGGACGGAAAAATCAGACTATATTCTGCTGGTACTGGTAAAATCTATCTGGGATTATTACCTTATGTATGTAAGTATCTCAAGGAGCAAGGATGTAAAATCTCCTTCAGTGACAACCTTACCCGTCCACCAAAAATTAATAAAGACCTCGCGACAAAGTTTATCAGGTCTTTACAAACGGGTGACCTCAAGGCAAGAGAATATCAAATAGATGCCATACTCAATGTAATAGAGAATGAGCGAGCACTGATATTATCTCCTACTGGTTCAGGTAAATCATTTATCATTTATGCCTTGGTCAGGCACTACATAGACTACCTCATATTCACCAATGGTATCCCAGGCAATAACCGGGTACTGATAGTCGTACCTACAACCAATCTTGTCGAGCAGATGTATACAGATTTTGCTGATTATGGTTGGACTCCAGATAAACATTGTCATAAGCTATATGCAGGTTCAGATAAAGAAACAGAGAAAGAAGTTATCATATCCACGTGGCAATCCATCTACAAACTGGATAAAAAATACTTCAGTCAGTTTGGTGCTGTGATTATTGATGAGGCTCATTTAGCTAAGGCAAAGTCATTGACCGGCATTATGACCAAACTGAACCATTGTAGATATCGTATTGGGCTCACAGGCACATTAGATGGCACAGAGGTTCACAGATTAGTATTAGAGGGTTTGTTTGCGGTACATAAACAAGTCACAACCACCAGCCAGTTGATAGAAGATAAACATTTATCCAATCTAAACATACAATGTCTGGTATTGAAACACCACCAAAGTAAAAGATTTCTTATGCCTTATGAAAAGGAAGTAGCATTTCTAGCTGAAGATGAGTCCAGAAATAAATTCATATCTAAACTGGCATCTACTCAGGAAGGCAACACTCTGGTGCTATGTCGTTTTATCAGACAATTAGAGCTGCTGGAAGAGCTCCTCTCAACCACAGATAGAGAAGTTTATATGGTGTATGGTAAGACACCTGTAGACGACCGAGAGAAGGTGCGTCAATTGGTAGAGTCTGGTGATGACATTATCGTGTTAGCATCTTATGGTGTATTTTCTACTGGTATCAACATCAAAAGACTACATAACATCGTGTTTGGCTCACCTTATCGTAGTCAAATAAAAGTCCTACAGTCAATAGGTAGAGGACTAAGGACTTCAGATGATAAGGAGATTCTAAAAGTGTTTGACTTAGCGGATGATTTAGTGTATAATGGTAGAGATAACTACACAATTAAGCATTTTAGAGAAAGAATAAAAATATATGCTGAACAGGACTTTTCGTATGATATTGTCCAGGTAACACTAAAGAGATAAATAAACCGTGGAAGAAATAGCAAATATTGAAACACAAGCAACACCATACAAAATACTAAAAATGGTGAATGGGGATTCGGTTCTCTGTAAAATACTACAGGAATCTGATAACGCTATTGTAATAGAATGTCCGATGAATATAGTAAAATCTACTATTACGGATAAGACTAGTCATGTAGTAGAGCATACTGGTTTAGAGCGTTGGATTAATTTTACTAAAGATATCAGTTTTATTATAGATAAAGAAAAGATAATGGCTTTTGGTGATCTAGCACCTGAAATCTTATTGTATTATAAAATGGTATCTTCCAGAGTAAAGGCTGAGATAGAAGAAAATAAAGATGATGACATGGATGAAACACAGTTTCTACAGAAGATGGAAGAAAATGCTAGAAGGGTTCGTGATTTACTTGGAGTTTCTGATGAAGAAATGGAGATGGAAGAGCTGTTTGATGAACTGAATGAGGAAGATGTAGAAGCTAGAATAACACACCAACCTACTAAAAGGATTCTTCATTGAGCGCTATACCTATCTTTGGCTCAAACACTGCTGTATATTATACCATATAAAAATATATAAGTCAAGCATAAATGGAAAAAGGTTTGAATATAATTTCTATCACGGATATCATAGAGCAAAAGGTCCGTAAGCAAAAAGAGTTAGATTTTTATAATTCTCAATTAGAAGAATTACAACGTAAGAAGTTTTGGATAGAAAAAGAAATACATATGGCGGAGTTCATTATTGCTGCAGTGAATAAAGAAATATCACCACAAGCTTTTGTACAGGCATTGATAGAAGCTGAATTAGGTACAGATGAAGATTCTTAATATGGAAAAACCAGAACATAAACACATAATTATCAGGGCAGAGGTAAATGATCCACCTCAAGAGAAAGATGGGGAATCTCTGGCTACATGGATGGAAGAATTGATTGATAAGATTGGCATGAAATTGTTACATGGGCCACATTTTGCTTATGTTGATGTTGAGGGAAACAAAGGACTAACTGCAGTTGCTATTATAGAGACCAGTCATATTGCTGTCCATGTATGGGAAGAAGTTTCTCCTGCATTGATGCAGATGGATGTGTATACTTGTGGGCCATTTGATCCACAGATTGTATTTGACTTCTTAAAGGCCTTTAGTCCAGTTAAAATAGAATGGAAATATATGGACCGAGAGTTTGATTTAAAAACTATTGATGTCGGTTCTTGGAGTAAAAATAAAAACTCTTGACAATCTACTTTAGCCGTGTTATTATATAAGTGTCTAAAAAATAAAAAGTAGGCATTTTATATGAGTTTAAGAAAAACCGTCTATCTCGCCGGCCCTATTGCCGAGTGTGATGACAAAGAAGCAAATGAATGGCGTGATTGGGTGACAAGCCGATTGCCGTATGGTATTATTGGTATTTCACCACTCCGTTGTGAGCCATTAAAAGAGGGTATGAGGTATACAGATCCGGGTGCCACAGAAAAAATGTGGTCCGATCCTAGAGCAATAGCAACCAAGAATTGGTTAGATACTGAATCGTGTGATTTGGTTCTAGCCTATCTCCCACAAGAATTGAATGAACGGCGACCATCATATGGTACCGTGATTGAAATTGGTTGGGCTATTGGTTTGAGAAAGCCCCTTGTAGTGGTATCAGATGATGAATATCTAATGGAACATCCACTCATTCAACATAATGCTTCTTGGAGATTAGATAATCTTGAGGATGCTGTAGAAGTTATTACAGGTCTTTTTGGAGATTATGTACAATGAGGAATATCCGATGGCCGCAAAGAAGAAAAAGAAAAAACACCATTATGTAGATAACAAGAAGTTTTTGGAAGCAATAATCGAAAGAAAAGAATTGATAGCTGAGGCAGAAGCTCAAGGCGAACCTAAGCCACAGATTAGTAATTATCTAGGAGAGTGTATCCTGAAGATTGCTAATCATTTGTCTTATCGTCCTAACTTTATCAATTATACTTACCGTGAGGAGATGATATCAGATGGTATCGAAAACTGCTTACAGTATATAGATAAGTTTGATCCCAACTTTTCTACTAATCCTTTTGCTTATTTTACACAGATTATTTACTACGCATTTATTCGTAGGATTCAAAAAGAAAAGAAACAGCAATCTATTAGAGAAAAATTACTGAAAGAAACTGGTATAGAAAATAGAATTGCTTTACAGAAACACGATGATGAAAGAGATTTTCAACAGAGTTTCGATGAAATGTTGGACAAGTATGTATTCCATGCTGACGAATAGGATTTTTTATGTTAATAGCGTTGATAAGTGATACTCACTTTCAAGGAAAAAATGACAACCTACAATATGCTGAATTCCAAAAGAAATTTTATGACGAATATTTTTTCCCCACTTTAGATAGGGAGAATGTTAAGACCATCATTCATATGGGTGATGTGTTTGATAGACGTAAGTATTCCAATTTCAATACACTGAAGTTGGCAAAGGAAATGTTTTTTGAGCCAGTCAAGGTTCAAGGCATAGATTTACATATTATTTTGGGCAACCATGATTGTTATTTTAAGAGTACCAATGAAGTAAATTCGGTTGAGTTGACTTGTTCTGAATATGTTTTTAATTTATATAAGAACACACCTCAGGTAGTAGACTTTGATGGTTTAAATATTTGTTTTATTCCATGGTTAGCATCAGATAATAAGGCGAAGTCAATAAGAATTATCTCTAAAGCAAAGGCAGATATAGCAATGGGACATTTGGCTATTGTTGGAGCTGAAATGTTAGATGGTGTTGTTAATGATTCAGGTTTAGAGAAGGATGATTTTAAGAGATTTGAGCGTGTATTCTCCGGGCATTTCCATTTACAGAGTGATGACGGGCATATCAGATATGTTGGTGCTCCGTATGAAATAACATGGGCAGATTGGCAAACTAAAAAAGGTTTTCATATTTTTGATACAGACACAAGAGAGTTTAAGTTTTACGAGAACCCATATAAATTATTCCAGAAAATTTATTATGATGATACAAAAGAGAATGTATTGGAGAAGGACTTATCTCCTTATGAAGGCTCTTATGTAAAGATTGTAGTAATCAATAAGTCAGATTTTTATACCTTTGATAGATTTGTAGACAGGTGTTATGCTGAAGGTAATTTTTATGAGCTAAAGATTGTTGAGGATTTCAGTGACCTTGATCCAGATACTATAGCAGATACCAGTTTGGAAGAAATAGAAGATACATTATCATTATTGGAGCGTTATGTGGATGAGATTGATAGTAAGGCATTGAATAAGAAAAAACTCCATAGACTGTTGAAGTCGTTGTATGTAGAGGCTAATGAAGTTGAATGATTAAGTTTAAGTCAGTAAAGTTTAAAAATTTCTTGAGTACAGGGAATACACCCATAGAGATAGAATTGGATAAACACCATTCAACTTTAATAATAGGAGACAATGGTTCAGGCAAATCTACTATGTTAGATGCTTTGACTTTCGGTTTATTCGGTAAGCCCTTTAGAAAGATAAACAAAGACCAATTGGTAAATAGTGTGAATGGTTCAGATTGCCGAGTTGATGTGGAGTTTAGTATTGGCAGAAAGAAGTATCACATAGTCAGAAGCATTAAACCAAATAAGTGTGAAATCTATATGAATAATAAACTGATAGACCAGGACGCTAGTGTGCGGGACTATCAGCGCCATTTAGAAAACAACATACTCAAATTGAATTACAGGTCGTTTACTCAGGTGGTTATTCTAGGTTCATCATCTTTTGTTCCATTTATGCAGTTGACACCATCCCATAGGCGTGAAGTGGTCGAGGACATTTTAGACATTAAGATTTTCTCTATGATGAATGTATTACTCAAGCAACGAAGAAAGGAATTGAAAATCCGGCAACAAGAAATAACTTATGAATATGAATTGTTGATTAGTAAAATTCAGTTGACCCAGGACCATATCACAAAGACAAAAGAGAAAGGCAAAACATCTCTTATATCTTTAGAGAAAAAGTTAGAGAAGAACCAGCTAGAGTATGATAAGATTAAAAAGGAAGCAAGTGATCTAAAGGCCAAATTCAATGATTGGAATACAAACATCAAACCGAAACAGGAAAAGTTGGATGAAGATACACAAAAAATGTCTTCCTTCAAGTGGAAGTTGCAAGACAAGGCGAGTAAGGCTAGACAAGAGATAGAATTTTTTGAGAAGAATGATGAGTGTCCAACTTGTGAGCAACACATAGATGAGGAATTCAAGAAGCAGGCCATAGAGGATAGAAATGTAAAACTGGCAGCCAATGATATCGCTTTAGGTGAGTTAGTTGCTCAAGTATCGGAGATGGAAGACCGAAGTAAATTATATGAGGACATACGAAAAGATGCTAGAGATTGGGAAGTAGAGGCGGCAAAGAAAACATCATCATCAAACTCTATTATCAATTTTAGTGATGAATTGGTTGAGCAGATGGACTCTATCAAAAATGTAGATGGTGAATTGTCAGAAGATAAAACTAAACTCAAAACTTATAAGGAAGAGATGACTACGGTAGAGAAAGAGAAGAATAAGATGACAGAAGATGGTAATTATTTTACCATAGCCAAACAACTTCTTCAGGACTCCGGCATCAAGACCAAGATTATCAAAAAGTATCTCCCCATAATGAACCAACTTATCAATGGTTATCTAAACAAGTTGGAGTTCCAGGTGAAATTCAATTTAGATGAGCAATTCAATGAAACGATACAGAGTAGATTCCGTGATGTGTTTGGCTATGCTAACTTTAGTGAAGGTGAAAAAATGAGAATAGACTTGGCACTTCTCTTTACATGGCGACAGATAGCCAAGATGAAGAATAGCACCAACACCAATCTCCTTATCCTTGATGAAATATTTGACAGTAGTTTAGACGCCAATGGCACAGAGGAATTCCTAAGGATACTGGACACACTGTCAAATGAGAATGTATTTTTAGTTTCACATAAAACAGATTTATCCATTGACAAGTTTGAGCATATGATTATGTTTAGAAAAGAAGGTAATTTTACACAGGTGGTATCATAATGTTTCCGTATATGGGTGGCAAAAAACAACACTCAACATGGATAAGTCCATATATACCGTCTAACATAAAGACATATGTGGAGCCATTCGGTGGTGCTATGTGGGTCTATTGGATGTCAAACAAGACTCCTGTAGAAACTAATGTCTATAATGATTATAACAGGCACCTATGTAATGTGTTTAGTTGTGCTAGTGATGACCCAGATTTATTCAAGGGTGTATTGATGTCCTATTATGATGACTTACACAACCCTGAGAAGTTTGAGCAGTATAGAGATGAGGTCTTTTCTTACAGGTCTATTAGGTTTGATATACCCGACTTCAATATGGCTGCCAAGTATATGCTTTTACAGATGCAGATATTTACAGGTGGGGATAATCTAACTGAAAAGAGTAAGATTTACATAGAAACAAAATACAAAGAGAAATACAAAATCTTCACAGAGAAGCTAGGTGATGACAAATATCTAAAAAAGCTAGCCAAACTAACCGTAAAGAATGATGATTATCGGAAAATAATAACTGAGTATGATAGTAAAGACACTTTCTTTTATGTGGATCCACCTTATTATAACATGGAACATTACTATACTGAGGATGATTTCGACCACGCAGACCATATGGATTTGCTTCGGCAACTGCGCAGCACCAACGCGCGCTGGGCCCTTAGTTATTACCACTTTCCAGACTTGGAAATAGTGCTTCCACGCGATGAGTTTGTGTGGCATGAGGAAAAAACCCATTCTATTAACGCTCGAGTTTCTTCTGCAGAGAGGACAGAATTATTGATAATGAATTACCCAATGTCCTTGACATTTCTTTGAGAATGTTGTATAATATAGATATGAATTTAGTTAAAGAATTAGATCCAATTTTGAGGAAAAAGGTTTCTTTGTGGAACTTTGAGGATCCATCTATGGATCCAAAAGAATTGGTGAAAGAGCTACAGGACGCACGGCGCGCAGGTCCGGGAGTTGGCCTCGCCGCTCCTCAGGTTGGTTTGGATACCAGTGTTATTGTAATCGGTATGGGCAATTTACAGACTGAAGGTGTTGAAGATTTTTCATCTGCTTATTTCAACCCCAAGATTACAGAGTTTGGTGAAGAAACTATGTATATGATTGAGGGCTGTTTGAGTTTTCCTGACCTGTTTGTAAAGGTCAAACGTCCCACAGATATTGTATTGGAGTATTATGATGTGGATGGTACTAAATATGAGGAGAGATTTGTGGGTATGACTTCACGGATTATCCAGCATGAAGTAGACCATTTAGATGGTATTACTTTTATTCAAAGGGCTAATCGGCATCACTTGCAGACAGCCCAAAAGAATCGTAAACTACTACAACGTAGGAGAAAGAATATTGATCAAGCGGAATAAATTAGTAGATTATTTAGCTACTCAACTGGCCAAGTTTTTACCGAATATAAAGATTCAGTATGAGCACGTTGCGGACCATGATTACATTACATTAGTGGCATGGGCTGAACAGTGGGAGCCAAAAGATGTTTATGAACTTGCTTACAAACAATCGAATTTAGATTTTTTCCAGACTTGGGATGAATGGTCGGCCGATATGCGGCCTTTACCTTTAGCAGTTAAGACTGAATTGCAGAGGGCTTTGAAAATTCATCAGCGCGCTGGAAATTTAGAACCACTGAGAGCATATGCTTTTGTTCTCAAATGGCTCTCCGCTTTAGGATGGGTCATCTTGTGGAGTGTATTTGTTATTATGTCAATAGTAACATTTGCATAAATAGAAGTGAGAAATGCCTTCGGGGTTTCTCAATTTAACCTTGCTTGATATTTAAGGAGGATACTGAAATGGTAACTACACAAGCACTCGCAAACGTATTCGATCACTTTGATCGGAATCTTTTAACCCCCTATGCTGTAGGTTTTGACCGTGTCTTTGACCGGCTACAAGACTACGCATCACACCAGGCTGCATCAACTGGTTTCCCACCCTACAACATTCGTAAGGATAGTGATACAGATTTTACTATCGAACTGGCCCTTGCCGGTTTGTCCCGTGATGACCTAGAAGTTGAGGTCGGTGATGGGGTTCTTACAGTTCGCACTAAAGCCAAGAAGGAAGAGGCTGATGATGTAGAACTTTTACATCGTGGTATTTCATTTCGTCAGTTCAGCCGTAAGTGGACTTTGGCGGATGATATCGTTGTGAAAGATGCAAAGATGGAAAATGGGATGCTCTTGATTAATCTTGAGAGAGTTATCCCAGACGAGAAAAAACCAAGACTCGTAAAAATAGGTTAACATTAAACACACACACAGAGGTACAATAAAAATGAAAGAGATAATTGCTTTATTATCAGCTTGTGCTATAATAGCTTTTATTTATTTAACACCCGCCTTTTTATGGGTGATATTTTAACACACTTACACACACAGAGGAAATTATGATGAGTGAAAATAAAACAACTGAAACACAATGGCAGAAATTTGCCGATGCGGCAAAATTGCCACAAGTAACCCTTAATAAGAATGGTTATGAAATTCGTACAGAACTGCTTGGTATGGCCAAGGAATTTGTACAGAATGATTACCATGCAAAATGGGGTCAGTTTGAAACCAGTATTCAGAAAGAAGGAGATGAATTGGTAACAAAGGTAGAAATGCCTACGGTACCCGGCGTCGAACAGATTATGGATACAGCTCAGAAATTTTACGATTTTGTTAATCAAAAGAAGTAATTGATTGAGTATATGGAGTGGGCTAGCCAATAACGGAGGGCACACCAAAATTACCCCTAGCAGTTAAGAGCTAGTCCACTCCATTTTTTATGTTTCTTTTTGATATAATCACAGGTATGGTTACAGGCCTTATTGTTGGTGGTATTATTGTTTTTCTAATGACATTTTCAGAAAGACGAAAAGAAAAAGAAAAGAAAAAACCTCGCCGTCCTGGTTGGGGTAGGTAAAATGCTTGACATATGATTTAAAATATGAGATAATAATATTATGAGCATAGATTATAAATTTAAAGAAAGTGAAGTTTTGAAAGAATTGCAAGCGTATATAGATTTTACATACGATAGCCATTATTCAAAAAGTAAACACCAGGCCATGGAGTTCATAGATGAGTGTGGACATGGTGAAGGATTTTGTATGGGTAATATCTTAAAGTATGCCCAGCGATACGGTCGTAAGGACGGACATAACAAAGCGGACCTTATGAAAATTTTACATTATGGAGTTATTATGTTACATATACATGGAGAAAAATATGAAATTGAGCAGTGATACAGTAGATGTTTTGAAGAACTTTTCAACCATCAACCAGAATATTCTGGTGAAGGAAGGCAGTCAACTTCGGACCATGTCTACAATGAAAAATATATTGGCAGAAGCTGATATTGGGGAAACATTCCCGGCCGAATTTGGCATCTATGACTTGAATGAGTTTCTAGGTGTATTGACTTTGGTTGATGACGCAGAATTGAAATTTGATAATGAGAGTTATCTTACAGTGAATGGTGGTAATACTAAGGTTCAGTATTTTTATTCTGATCCATCCATCCTCACAACACCTCCGGAGACTTTCAATGCTCCAGAGTGTAATCATGAATTTTCGGTAACATCAGATATTTTATCCCGAGTTCTGAAAGCATCAGCTATCATGCAGTTGCCTGATGTACTTATTAGGACAGCTACGTCCTCGGTGATTATTGAAGCGACTGATGTGAAGAATGTTACGTCTAACAAATATACCTTGGATTTGGGAGCTACAGTGGAAGATGAATTCAAATTTCATTTCAAAGCTGACAATCTCAAAATGATCCCAGGTAATTATGATGTAAAGGCATCATCAGAAGCAAGTGTTAGTAACTGGTCTGGTAAAGAAGCATCTTATTGGATCGCAATGGAGGCTCCTGTTTCGTAGTTGATTCTACTGGGAGTTGTATCGTTATGAAAAGTAAACAAGGTGGGTTTACTTTGATTGAGTTGATGATAGTGGTGGCCATTATTGGTATATTGGCTGCCATTGCAATACCTCAATACAGTAATTATGTGGCAAGAACACAGGCATCAGAAGCTTTTAGTTTGTTCGCGCCGGTAAAATTGGCTACTGCTTTATATTATCAGGAAAATGGAAAATTACCCACATCAAATGCAAAAGCTGGTGTGGGTGATTTTAGTGGTACTTATATTAGCAGTATAGAACTTGGCTCTAAAGGTGTAACAACTATTACATTCAAAGAGGATCACCAAGGTGTAAGTACAGCAATATCAGGCACATCATTTACTATGGTACCAACAGCGACAAGTGGATCAACGAATTGGTCTTGTGTTTCTGGTACTACAAAGTTACAATATTTGCCTAGTATTTGTAGTGAAGAGCGGCATTGTTATAATGTTACTGATGCCGGAACAGTGGAGGTACCTTGTGACTAATTGGGAAAGAGGGGATATTTTATCCTTAATTCAGGCGTTGTATGAAATAGGAACGCCAGTTGACAAAATAGCTACAGATTTAAATTTAGATTTGGAGCAAATTTTTATGGAAGATAATTATGGCAGAAAACATTTTGTGGGTGGAAACATATCGGCCGAAGAAGATTGCTGATTGTATTCTATCTAAATCAATAAAGAAAACATTTGAGGAGTTTGTTAAGAATAATGAACTTCCTAATTTACTTTTGTCCGGTGGTGCCGGTGTTGGTAAGACAACAGTAGCTAGAGCTCTTTGTGAGGAGCTCAACCGTGACTATATGATTATCAACGGATCGGAGGAATCCGGTATTGATATTCTACGGACAAAAATTAAAAACTTTGCTTCTACAGTATCACTACAAGGTGGACAGAAGGTAGTAATATTAGATGAAGCAGATTATCTAAACCCCTCATCTACACAACCTGCTTTGCGTGGGTTCATTGAGGAGTTTCATAATAATTGTAGGTTCATTTTTACCTGCAATTTCAAAAACAGAATTATTGAACCGTTACATTCTCGTTGTTCGGTTATAGAGTTTAAGGTTAATGGTGGCCGGCAGAAGTTGGCGACTGAATTACTTGAGCGTTGTTGTGATATACTTAAAGAGCAGAATGTAGAGTATGAAAAGAAAGTTGTAGCAGAAATGATTATGAAACACTTCCCGGATAACCGGCGAGTGTTGAATGAGTTGCAGCGGTATAGTGTGTCAGGCAAGATAGACTCCGGCATCCTAGTCAATCTTTCAGAAGTCAATATGAAAGAGTTGGCCCTCCACCTAAAGGAGAAGGAGTTTACAAAGGTCCGTAAATGGGTTGTTGATAACATTGACAACGACCCTGTTAAAATCTTCCGCAAGATTTACGATAGCCTTTACACATATCTTGAACCAGCCACTATACCGTCTGCTGTTATTATTATCGGAGAATATCAGATGAAGGCAGCCTTTGTTGCTGATCCTGAAATAAATTTACTCGCTTGTTTGACAGAGATAATGACTCAATGCCGATTCAAGTAAGTGAAGAATTAGTAGACCAGGCATATGTGGAGTGGAAAGAAAAGGGCTTCCCTGATTTTCCCACTAACTATGCTTGGCGCAAAAGAGAATTCGCTAAACTCATAGCATTTGATAGGTCTACATTATATAAGCCTAAAGATAAAGCAGTAGGCACCAGCGGCCACGGTTATGCTTTGGCTTGGAGTTATATGTCCCATCATTGGGGCATCAAGTGTGGCACTATGAAAACTCCTGTAGAGATATGGGAAGATGAAGTGCATCTGAAACGAGCTATCCGAAAACTTTTAGAAGGTGTGTTTTGGGATCGTCAGGAATATCACCGAGTAACAGAATCCGATAAGAGGAAAGTCCTCAGTCGGTATTCTGGAACACAGGTTGTTTCCAATTTCAGACCGACAGCAGCTGCTCTAATCTATGATAAGTTTTTAGAGAAGGCTTCACCCCTATTCAATACAGATGCCGGCACAACTTGGGATATGAGTTGTGGTTATGGTGGGCGTTTGTTGGGTTCTATTGCTGCTGGTGTGAATTATATTGGCACTGACCCCTGCACGGAAACTTATGTGGGATTGGAACAGATAAGGGATGATTGGGGAGATAAGAACCGCACAATAGAATTGCACAAGATGGGTAGTGAGGAGTTTAGACCAGATAGAAACAGTGTAAATCTATGCTTCACTTCACCACCATATTTTGATTGGGAGAAATACTCTGATGAAGATACACAATCATATAAGAAGTATCCAACAACAGATGAATGGTTAGAAGGCTTCCTGAGAAAGACTATGGAGAATTGTTATTATGGTCTGAAAGAGGATGGTTGGATGTTGATGAATGTAGCCAACACAAAACGAATAAAAACATTTGAGGAAGATACTGTGCGTTTGGGTATGGAAACAGGATTCAATTATATTTCCAGGTGGAATCTCCAGTTGTCCTCACAGCAGGGCAAAGTCAAATACGAACCAATTTTTGTGTTTAAGAAATGAACAAGTGGATAAATGAAAACTTATAACCTTACGCCAGTCGAAGAGCATAACGGAATTTATTATAAGCGTGATGACCTTTATGCACCGTATGGCGATGTTAATGGTGGTAAAGTCAGACAAACGATAGAGATTTTTGAGCAATGTAATCTCGGACCTGGTGTTATAGCATCAACTTCAGTACATTCTCCATCATCTACAATTTTTAGTAGAGTGGCAAAAGAATATGATGTTCCTTGTATTATTGCTGTAGGCGGAACTAAACCTGAAAATTTAGATAAGCTGCCGATGATGCGATTATGTAAGCATTTTGGAGCAGAGATAAGAATTGTAGCTGGTCATGGCATGAAAACTGCTATTACAGCTAGAATAAGAGAGATACAACAAGAGAATGGTTATTACAATCCAGATTTTAGCAAACACATTTATAGTCATCCAGAGTTGATGTTTGTAAATACTCAACAGGTGAAGAACATACCTGATGAGTTGGATGTTTTAGTAGTCCCTATGGGAAGTGGAATACAATTTGCAAATATTCTAAAGGGTTTGCATGAACATAATAAAATCGTCAAACGAGTGATAGGAGTTCATGTAGGTCCAGATAGACGTAAATTAGTAGATAGTTATTTGTATAGAGAAGAATTGGTTTGGGAAGAAAAGGTTAAATATGAGTATGAATTAATATCTACCAATTCACCGTATTCTAAATCAGAAATACAATGGGTAGGAGATATAGCACTAGATGATATATATGAAGCCAAGGCTCATAAGTGGATGTTAAATAATATAAATTTAGACCAGAAGATTTTATTCTGGTGTGTAGGTAGGAGGTTTTTTGATGGAATGGAATCAATTTTTACTGTGTGATGCTGCCGATTTAATGAAAGAAGTGGAAGACAAGTCGGTCGATTTAGTCTTTAGTAGTCTACCAGATATTTCACAGACACACTTTGAGAAAGATACGGTAAGTTATAAAGAGTTTCAGACTAATGTGATGAAAGAATTTGCTCGTATGGTGAAAGACGATGGATTTGTGGTGGTATCACAGACAGACCGCAAAATCAATGGTGAAATTTTAGCCAATCATATCACATACAGCAATGCGCTTTCGGAATGTGGTATGAAAATGAAAGATTACAAAATTGTGGTGAGAAATGAACCAGTAGATAAAAGAGATATGTATTATTTCAATTATCAACAATGTGTGATATTTACCAGAAATGGTACAATTAAACGCTCAGGAGATTTCTTGAAAAATATTTTGATATATAATACAGAAAGGATAGGCAACATAAAAGGTGCTTTGAATTCATTTATGTGGCCAGAACCATTTTGCCATATGATAATAGATAGACTAACTAAAGAAGGTGATAAAGTTTTAGACCCGTTTGCAGCATCTGGTATTTCATTACAAGTAGCTAAAAAAATGAATAGAAAATATCTTGGATGTGAGCTCAGTAAAGAAGTGTATGACAACTCTTTATTCAATCTTCCAACGCTTGATAATTTCTTAGTGAGTAATTCTATCATATGAAAAACGTAGAATTATATAAAGAGCACCACAAAATTGTACCTGATTATGGTGCAGGTAGTATCATGTTGGTTCATATAGACCAGCTGGTGGGTCTGATAAGAGAAACAAAGTGCCGAAGTCTATTAGATTTTGGTTGTGGTAAGGGCACACAATATTCTATATATAATATCCATCAAAGGTGGGATGGTTTAAGACCAGATTTATATGACCCGGCAATTCCAGAGCATGATAAGTTGCCTGATAAAACTTATGATGGTGTATTTTCTATTGATGTGATGGAACATATACCTGAAGAAGAATGCCTAGAAACTTTACAACTTATGTTTGACCGAGCTGAGAGGTTTGTATTTCTAGGCATATCAACACAGCCGGCCCAAGCAATATTACCCAATGGAGAAAATGCACATTGCACTGTGAAGTCTCCTGATTGGTGGGAGGAAAAAATCCTTGACGCCAACACAAATTCAGTGTATACTCATATGAGGACTTACGGTAATTGGGATGATTATCGTATCTATAATGAAGAGCAACACACTAATTGGTTATGGCAGAATTGGCATGAGTAAAAAAGATTATCAATTATCACAATACCTAAATGAAATAAACTTTGGGAAGAAGAACCTTATGGAAGATGAGGATGAGTTTTGGGAGAAAAAGTACCCAGCTTACATCATCAATAAGTGTTTATCAGCCCACGGAGATGCCATATTCTATGTGAATGAAATGAACCGTATGCATTATCTGGACAATCGTCTGCAAAATGACTTTTTCATAAATAGTTTGAGTAAGCGGAAACGCTTTGCGAAGTGGATTCGTGCTTCAAAGGTGAAAGACATAGAGTATATCAAAGAATATTATGGCTATAGCAATGAAAAGGCTAAACAGGCCCTCCGTGTTTTGACCGATGACCAAGTTAAAACTATAAAAAGAAAATTGATTAGAGGTGTAAACCATGGAAGAAGTGGAGTGGACTCCCGAAATGATGCTGGAGGTAAAGTTAAACGAGCCAGATGATTTTCTAAAAGTCAGAGAAACTTTATCTCGTATCGGTGTTGCAAGTAGAAAGGATAAAATTTTATATCAGTCGTGCCACATATTACACAAACAAGGTAGATATTTCATAGTACATTTTAAGGAATTATTTGCACTTGATGGTAAGCCAACAAACATAACACTGAATGATGTAGAGAGAAGGAATACAATAGCGAGTTTGTTAGGTGATTGGGAATTGATAGAAATTGTTGGGGTAGCTGAACCTAAAGCCCCACTATCACAGATAAAGGTTTTGTCATATAGAGATAAAGAAGATTGGGTGTTGGAAACAAAATATAATATAGGTTCAAAGAAAAGAGTAGATTGAGGAATTGTTATGAGTGAAGTGAAATTGCTTCGCCTGAAATCAGGTGAAGATATAGTTGGTGATGTGGAAGAAAAGGATGATGTGGTGTCAATAACAAACCCAGCACAGATAGTACCGATGGGTGATCCAAGAGGTGGTAATGTGCAGATGGGGTTTGCACCATGGTGTCCTTTTACTACCGAGAAATCTGTGGATGTTCCTAAAGATTGGCTTGTTTTTAGTACCACAATGAATAAAGATTTACTAAATGGGTACAATCAAATGTTTGGTTCAGGCATAGTTGTTCCCAATTTGAGGGTAGATACCAAGAAAGTATTAAGCGAATAGTATTGACTTCTTATGCACCATAGTGTATAATGAATAATATGGAATCGTTTTATACGTCAATAATTCAACGCGGGAATACATTTCTCATCCGCAAAATTGAGGATGGGAAGCGTGTGCAGGAGCGGTTGGATTATAAACCTACATTATTCCGGCCCACAAAAAAGAAATCAAAATATAAAACTCTGCAGGGTCGGTCTGTGGAGCCGATAACTTTTGGCTCCATTTCCGAGGCCAGAGATTTCATCAATCAGTATAAAGATTTGCCAGGTTTCGTGTATGGTTTTGAAAGATATCCATACACCTGGATTTCTGATACATATGAGGGGTTGGTGAATTGGGATAAGGAGAAGATTCTTATTCTTACTATTGATATTGAGGTCGCTAGTGAGAATGGTTTTCCAGAGCCCAAAGAAGCAGAAGAAGAAGTCCTAGCCATTACGGTGAAGAACCAAAACACAAAGAAGATTTTGGTGTGGGGCATAGATGAATTCAAAACAGACAGGGATGATGTGGAGTATGTCCGTTGTCTGGATGAAAGGGAATTACTCGAGCAATTTGTGGAGTTTTTCTCACAAGTCAAGCCAGATGTTATAACTGGTTGGAATATAAACTTCTTTGATATTCCTTATCTGTGTAATCGTATCACCAAACTATTCGGTCCTAAAAAGACAAACCTATTATCTCCGTGGAATGTTGTATCAGAGGAGAAGGTGACATCTTATGGTCGTGAATTCACCAAGTATAATATTTGGGGTGTTTCTAATCTGGATTATATGGACATCTATATGAAATTTACATATAAGAACCAAGAGTCCTTTGCTTTAGATTACATAGCAAGTATTGAGTTGGGTGTAAAGAAGGACAAGAATCCTTATGATACATTCAAGGAGTGGTATACAAAAGATTATCAATCGTTTGTTGATTATAATATCAAGGATGTGGAACTGGTAGATGCTTTAGAAGATAAGATGAAGTTGCTTGAAATGTGTATCACTATGGCATATGAGGCGAAGGTAAATTATATTGATGTATTCTCACAAGTTAGAATGTGGGATGTTATTATTTTCAATTATCTAAAAACAAAAAAGATAGCGGTGCCGCCAAAAATATCAGAGAGTAAAGGGTCTAGGTATGAAGGGGCTTATGTAAAGGACCCACAGACAGGACAGCATAACTGGATAGTATCGTTTGACCTCAATTCTCTTTATCCCCATCTTATTATGGAGTATAATATTTCTCCAGAAACTATGATTTCGGAAAGATTCCCAAGGGGTATTTCAGTAGATAAACTTTTGACTAAGGAAGTAGAAACTGATTTTCTGAAAGAGTTGAAACTAACCGTAACTCCTAATGCCGCTTGTTTTAGAACCGATAAGAGTGGCTTTCTCCCAGAGTTGATGGAGAAAATGTATGAGGACCGTGTGAAATTCAAAAAGTATTCATTAGAGGCCCGACAACGATATGAAAACACCAAAGATAAAAAGTATCTGAAGGAGATATCCAAGTATCACAACATTCAGATGGCAAGAAAGATAGCATTGAATAGTTGTTATGGGGCTATCGGCAATCAATACTTCCGTTATTATGATGAAAGGTTGGCTACTGCCATAACAACATCAGGTCAGTTGTCTATTAGATGGATTGAAAATAAGGTGAATGAATACTTGAATAAAATTTTACAGACAGAAGGTGAGGATTATGTGGTCGCTTCTGATACTGATTCCATCTATGTGAAGTTTGATGAGCTAGTAAAGAAAGTTGAACCGAAAAACCCGATTGACTTTTTAGACAAGGTGGCATCAGAGAAGATGGAGCCTTATATCACCAAGTGTTATGAGGAATTGGCTGAGTATGTAAATGCTTATGCACAGAAGATGGAGATGGCAAGAGAAGTTATTGCTGACAAAGGTATCTGGACTGCCAAGAAACGATACATCCTAAATGTGCATGATAGTGAGGGTGTGAGATATGAAGAACCCCAACTGAAAATAATGGGTATTGAGGCAGTGAAGTCCTCAACACCAGGACCGTGTAGGACAAAGATTAAGGAAGTGTTGAAGGTGATAGTGAATGAAGATGCTTCAGCGGTCAATACTTTTATTCAGGCTTTTAGGAAAGAATTTCTCGTTACTCCGGTTGAAGAAATAGCATTCCCACGGGGAGTCAATGGCATAAAGAAGTGGGGTGATGCCTCAAACATTTATAAGAAAGGAACACCAATGCACATCAAGGGTGCTTTGATTTACAACCATCTTTTGAAGAAACATAAACTGACTAATAAGTATCAGCTGATCCGGGACGGCGATAAGATCAAATATCTAAACTTGAAGATGCCGAATGTTTTGCAAGCTAATGTGATTTCTTTTTTGGGTGAGTTGCCTGAGGAGTTTAGACTGCATGATGTAGTAGATATGGATTTACAGTTTGAAAAATCTTTTGTAGATCCTTTACAGTTTATTGTAACTCAGGTAGGTTGGGAGATAGATAGAAGTTTTGGCACAAGTAGGACATTAGAGGCGTTATTTGGATGAATAAAGAATTATATAGTTATTTGGGCGAGCACAACTTTTACTTGAATAAAGGTGAGTTTCGCTACATCACGGAGACCTATGGTAAAGAAGAATGCCGTAAAACGATTTCGGAATATGTGGCCCAGGAACGGCCACCGTTTCCTTTTAGGGAAATACCATATGATAAAATGGTATCAAACTTCCAAAAGCTGAAGGCTGTGGATTACACCAACTTTTTGGTTCCAGTAGAGGCGATAGAAAATGAAGTGATGGAAAAGTATGATGATTACAAATACAACTTCAAGGAACACGGACTTGGTCTAATAGAAACACCATCAACATACAACACCTGCTCTGATTATTTTATGAACCATTTGAGGTTGAAGTGTGGTTCTTATTCACATATGGCCCCGGCACAATGTTGGGAAGAAGGTGATGCCAAGAAAATATGGGCCTCTATTGGTGGCTTGTGGCGTGGAGTAAATAGCACAGAGGACTTGAGTCCGAAAAGTGTGATGGAAGTATTACGCTTAGGCACATATATCGCCACACAATTCAAGCCGATTGTAGCAAAGACGGTCTATAATATGACTGGTGCTAAAACTGTGCTTGATACTTCTATGGGTTGGGGTGATAGACTTACTGGTTTTTATGCCTCAGATGCAACACACTATATTGGTTGTGATCCGAATCCTAACACTTTTGAGGTATACCATCAAATGATACAGGAGTTGGATAAAATGTCTCCCGGCAAAACAGTGCAGATATATAGGTGTGGCGCTGAAGATTTGCCTTGGGATGATATTAGGGATGTAGATTGTGCTTTTACATCACCACCATATTTTTCCACAGAGAGATATAATGAGGGTGGAGATTTTGAGGAAGACCAGAGTTGGAGTAAATATAATGAATACAGCATTTGGCGCGATGAGTTTTATCTGCCTGTAGCGATAAATAGTTTCAATACTTTGAGTGATAATGGTTTTCTAATCACTAATATTATGGACCCCAAAATAAAAGGCAAGAGGTATCGGTCTGGTGATGAGCTGGTGGATTCCCTGAGGCCCCATTGGATAGGTCAAATAGGTATGAGAATAATGCAGCGGCCACAAGGTAAGAATAAGTTTGAGACCAAGGAAGACCTTATAGAGTTTATGAATAAGGTTTATATAGAAAATTGCTGGGCCTTTGGTAAGAATAAGGAGTTTGATTTGTTCCGACATAAACGCCGAGCCACACTTGAGGGTTTATTCGGATGATCAAAGCATTTTATAGAAGTAAGAAGTGGGCCTTATGGGCATACGGCGGCGGTGCGCTGTTAGTAGCCTCTCTATGGATTCAAGTCCAACTTACAGTAGCAATCAATACTTGGTATGGCGGGTTTTATAATTTATTACAAACATCAGGAACATACAAAGATAAGGTAGCAGAAGGTGTTACTTTATTTTATGACAAACTGATATCGGTTGATTATGTATTAGAT